GAAGAAAATTATCCGGAAGTCTCATATAGACGCTCCATTTGGCGTCACGAGTATGATGACGAATAAACAATATAAAAAAATAAATAGATTAATAGGTAAGTATGTTTAAACGTTGGTGTAAAGACCAGGGTTTTTCTAATAACTCCGATTTATCACATGTGCTCATGGACGGTGGTGTCCTCTCCGTGCCATTTGATAAATTGAATGACTTTTACGAAAAATGTGTAGAAGTATATAACTCCGGTGAAAAGATTTTCGTCGTTGAACAGAAAACAGAAAATTACAATTTTTTCATGGATCTTGATTATAAAGATGATGAAGAAATGTCATTTGAACAGGTTAAGAGCGTATGTAAAGTCATATGTGACAAAGTCTCAAAGTTTGGTGGTAAGGACGCTTTGATATCTGTCGCCCAACCTAAACCCATAGACACACTCATAAAAACGGGTATACATATAAACTGGCCAGGTTTTGTTGTAAACAGATCATCTGCATTGGGTATTAGAGATCATGTTATAAATACGTTAAACTTAGCATACGGATCACGTGATTGGAAAGATATTGTTGATATTTCAGTATATGGTAATAATTCACGTAATACGAAAGGAAGTGGGTTCCGTATGCCGTGGTCACATAAAAAGGGAAAACACGAAGCGTGTGCCGGTCAGGGGTGTAAGTTATGTAATAACACCGGTAAAGAAACACAAAGTGAATATTTACCCATATTTATATACAAACATGGTCCTTCATCCACATTGGAAAAGACTGAACAAAAACCATCCGTTGATATATTACACATGGCAACGTTACGTACACAAGGTATGGAACCAGTTATCATAGAAGGAACTCGCGAAGAAGCTACATTTACAACATTACAAACTAAAAATGAGTTCAAGGACCAAGAGGCTCTTTTACTCGTCGAAGCATTTGTTCGTAAAAATATAGAAGGACAAACTACCGCATCAATCACTAAAATGTTTAAATATAACAAACAGTTTCTCGTCTCAACAAATTCTAAATATTGTGAAAATAAAAAATGCAATCATAATTCCAATCACGTATGGTTTCATATAGTAGGTGATACTATAGCCCAAAAGTGTTTTTCTACTACGAACGTACTAAGACAATACGGGTTTTGTAAGGATTTTTCGGGAAGACGCCATCAACTTTCTAACAAAATAACGGACATTCTTTACGAAGATGGTAAAGTTGAAACGTATACACCTAAAAAGAAAGTTGTTGTAGAACCAGAACAGAACTTACTCGAAAAATTCATAAAAAAGTATATCGTTAAAAAAGAAACGTTTGTCATAGAATTACTCAAACGCGAAGGTGTTAAGAAATATACAGTTACGACGAAGGAATCGTGTGATACATGTAAAGAAACGATTTCATTCAGTATACTTAAAAGTCAAATACATCAGGTGTGTAAATGTAAGTGTCGCGCACATAATCTTACAGATAAAATTGTCAGTACTTTATAGAATGTTAGCTGTAATATTAATTGCACTCGTTGTATATTTGGCATCAACTTTAATAAAAAAAGATACAGGTACACAACATATAACTAAACTCATACGCGAAACTTTACCGTACTCAGGATTAAATGAAGTTTTATACAAAGAATTTTTAGCGAACATAAACATGGCTATAGAATATAAATCACATACAGAAGTTTCAGAAAAATTATTAAATCGTGCACTCGAAAACTTACGAGAACTCGCATTATATACCGTTTCTACAGATACAAGTGTTATAGAAGAGTTAGACACGTTAGCGAACAGTATAAAAGCCGAATTTAGCCTTGTTTTAATAAATGAATCGATTAACGCTGCGTAATGTATTTAAAAGAATAAACATACTTTACTTTATAATGACAAAAACAATTGTTTCTACACGCACACGTTCAGGGAGAGTCTCAAAGGTTCCAGAACGATTAGACCCACTCGAAGATCTCCCAGAAGATGATTTTTCTGACGATGATTATGAAACTGAATCCGAATCGGAAGTAGAAAGTGATATTGATCTTCTTCAGACAGATGATGAAGATGATTTTGAAGAGGATGATAGTGATATGGACGAAAACGGTAATTTAAAAGGGTTTGTTGTCGACGAAGAAGAGGAAGAAGAAGCTGAGTAATATAGAGCTTAAAAAAATGGGTTTACATTTTATAAATGGAAGCTGAAGTTGGTACACCTATAAACTATAATCCAGATGATTTTATGAGTAAAGAAGAAGAACATCATCAATTAGATGAACCAAAATCAGAACCGGAAAATAACGAACAATATTATTTTCCGCCACCGCAACAGTATTACGAACCGTACCCACAGCCAGCACAAAAGGAAGATATATTTACAAATTTAGATAAAACGGCGTATATCATTATATTCGTATCCTTTATTTTAGGTTTTTTTATGGGTAAGACTATGCAACCAGTCATTCTTAGACCTGGATAGGTTTACCTCTAACCCATATATGTTCAGAGGACGTTTGTTGTCCTTCAAAATCACCGATAGGACCAATTTTTGATCCCGTAAAATATGCACGACTTACAACAAGTGGGTCTTTTAGTATATCTTGTGCGACATCAGACGCACTCACATTTTCAGTACCCGATTTACTTTTTCGATCTTCATACAATCGTAAAAATAAACCGATCATGGCTAAAACAATAATTATGGTGATTATATTTAGTATAATACTCAACATTCTTACATTTATATAACAAATTTATTTAGATTCTACCTCTTCACCTTCCTCGACTTCGCCTTCACCCTTCGTATCCTGAGCTTCCGTAGACGACTCAGACTTTTCATTGTTGAACTTTTCCATTGCTTCAACCGAATTAAACCCCTTCTCAACCGCCTCTTTTTCGAGTGCATCCTTCGCCTCGGCTTCACGCTTTTCTTTTCTTTCTTCAATTTCCTTAGCAACAGTGGCATCCGCTTCCTTAACAAGTTCTTCCATTGGTGTATCTGGTTTTTCCTTTTGGAGACGTTCGAGAACTTCAGCTGGGTGACTGATTGGTGGTTCATCTGGTTTCGTATAATACTTCGAATTTTCATCACCTGGTTTCGCAAACGACGATGCACTTTCGATCATATCACGTTTACGTTCCGCAAACATGTGTGCCGCTTGTGCTTGATTTTCTTTGTATCCCGACATGAGTTCTTCGAGCTTTTCGTTCGTATAATGAACGTCTTCGATCTTTGTCGGATCGGGTGGGATTAACAACCATTTATACAGATCAACAACGTAAATATCAAATGTCGCATCTTCTTTTTGAAGACGCTTGGCGTGTGATGCAGCCTCATCTCTAGAATTAAATGCACCCCGGATCTTAATTCCAAACTTATCATTTTTTTGGGGTGCTTCTGGTCCTATGACGGAAAGACACGCATATAATTGACCGGGAACGGTCGTGTAGTCTTGTTCAAGAGTTGACATTGTTTTATATAGTAACAAAGCTTAAAAACTTTAAGTCTATTATATGTAATATAATGCACGAATTCTGGAATAAACAACCTGTTCCTCAAGATAAAGTTGTTTTTAAAGATGATGGTGAAATAAATTCATCGAGAGAACTTAGGTACGAAAAAAACCCTTTACCCGAAGGATATGAATGGGGTTCGTGTACTGTATATGAATTATGTGGATTTCTAAAAGAGAATTATATACAAGACGATTTTTTCGAATTCAGGTACTCTAAAGATTTAATTGAATGGACGTTATATCCACCGGGGTACAGAGATGAATGGAACCTCGCTATTCGTGAAAAGGAAAGTAATAAACTCATTGCTTTTATATCAGGTATACCTTTAGACGTTTGTGTTAATAAAAAAATAATTCAAATGCTTCAAATAAATTTTTTGTGTGTTTCCAAACATCTCAGAGATACCAAATTTACACCCATGCTTATAGGCGAACTCAAAAGGCGTATGAATTTACAAAATAGGTGGCAAGCTGTATATACAGTCGTAAAACACTTACCTACACCTATAGCTAAAGTCACGTATTGGCATAGACTTATAAATGTTAATAAACTTAATAAACTCCGATTTTCTGACGCAAGAGAACAAGCATACCGTATTATAGGTACGTCACAGTTTAGGGAAATGAATGAAAATGATATACCTAGAGTTACAAAAATGTTACAAGAACATTTAAAAAAGTTTAAACTTTCACTTAATATCGACGAATCTTACGTTAGACACTGGATTCTCCCACGTAAAGATACCGTATATACATACCTGAGCGATGAAAAAGATCAATTCGCCACGTTTTATAGTTTGGATTATGTACATAAACAGAGTGGTGAAACCATAAAACAGGCATACACGTTCTATAACGTAGGCAACTGTTTAAAAGATGCTATAATAATGGCGCGTAACCGCGGTTTCGATGTATATAATTGTGTAAATGTTGGTGTAGATGACGATGAACTTCGTGAACACAAGTTCATGGAAGGTACGGGGTATAACCACTATTACCTTTGGAATTGGAAAATTAACGAAGAAATTAAACCTAAGGACATAGGTTTTATATTGATATGACGTCCGGTACCGAGAATTAAGTCTCGGTTATAACTCCATTTAAAAAAGAAAAACGAATATAAATAAATGGAGGAGATACGTAAGTACCATAACGAGTCTAAGCGTCTCCTCATCCAATCGGCTACCCGCGAAGGCGACAGTATTTTGGATGTAGGATGTGGATTCGGTGGTGATCTCCAAAAGTGGCGACACGCGGGGGCTAATATAAGCATGTGTGAACCAAACTCAGAATCACTTAAGGAGGCTAAGTCGCGTGCTAAAAACATGAAAATACGCGTCAACTTTTATGAAGGTGATATATTCGCGTGTCCACAAAGAAAATACGATGTCGTATGTTATAACTTTGCGTTACACTATATATTTGAATCACCCAAGTTATTCGAGACGTCTTTATTAGCAATTAAAAATAGATTAAAACCTGGTGGTCAATTCATAGGAATCATACCGAATTCCGATAAGATTATCATGAATACACCCGTAAAAGACGATTTAGGAAACTATTTTCTAATGAAACATACGAGTTCAGGAAACTTTGGGGAAAAGTTATACGTCCACTTAGCCGATACACCATATTATGCTGACGGACCAAAAGTCGAACCTATAGCGCACAAGGACATGTTGTTTACACGCATGGAAGATTTGGGGTTTACTTTAACATTATGGGAAGATCTTAAAGGGAACCCGGTTTCGGATCTATATAGTAAATTTAGGTTTGTGTATAGAAAAAAGTAAAATAAAATAATAGATTATATCAGTATGATGCTAATATATATCACCATCTTCGTAATTCTTATGTTAACAACTTTACTGTTAACTATACTATATAAGAATATACCCGTAAAATCTGATGAGGTTCAGGAAGAAGAAATAGATGAAGATATTGTAGAAGAGGAAATACAGGATACGGTTTTGGATTCTGATTCTGATTCTGATTCGGAAGATGAAGATGAAATTTTAAATGGTATGACACAAGGATCGTCTATAAAACCACCAAAGGAAATTAGTCAACCTCAACCCATCGCACCCATTCGATTACCCGTACGCCCTACTCCTCCACCTGCAAGAGCTCCACCTCTACTACCCCCTACTCCTCCATCTCCACCTGCATCTTTAGAACCTCTACCCCCTACTCCTCCATCTCCACCTCCACCTCCACCTGCATCTTTAGAACCTCTACCCCCTACTCCTCCATCTCCACCTCCAGCTCCACCCAGACCTACACCCACCTATACAGTTTCGTTCAGCGTGAAACAAAAAACGATGACGGTGAATATCACAAACATTAAGAACGCGCATAATTCGTTCGTAATCACTTTTCACGGGGCGGCGATACCGGTAGGCAAACTCACCCCTGGCGACATTGTCGCCAGAAAATATGAATATCCAGAGACTGATTTAAAAACATATACTTTGGCGGATGGAGAAACCAGTTTCACTTTTGCCGTTACCGTAGCTTACTACGGTTCATACGACTATATTGTTAAACTTAACGGTAAGCAAACCGATACTTTCACAGCAATATACACAGAACCTCTACCCCCAACTCCAGCTCCAGTTCGACCTGACCAATACCAATGGATTACACATAATAAAAAATACCACCCGTGGAACGAGTTGAACGGTAAATTTTTAGATGCTGATGGTATTCCGGTTCCCAGCGGGGGGATGAATTCTCCGAGTTCGTTTACTGATATAAGTATCGATGATTGTAAAGAAGTATGTGATGAATTTGAATATTGTAATTCTATCCAACACGACCCTGGCACCTTTTATATGAGTCCGACCCGTGGAAAGATCGTCACCAAAGCATCTACGTGTTATATCACGAGCGCGACTGTAGCAGGTACTGGAAAGCCGGAAGATACATCAACGTTTGCACAAAATGAGAGTGGGACAAAAATATTTCAGAAAAGCATTACTAAATCGTATACACCTCCACCACCTGCATCTTTAGAACCTCTACCACCAACTCCAACTCCAACTCCAACTCCAACTCCAACTCCAACTCCAACTCCAACTCCAACTCCAACTCCAACTCCAACTCCAACTCCAACTCCAACTCCAACTCCACCATCTTCAAGAGCTCCACCACCTTCCACAAAAGGTATCCGGTACGTATGGTTCGGATACGAAGATTCGGATTATAATAGACCCTTGAATATACGTGAGATTGAAGTATATTCAGGAGGTGTAAATATTGTGAAAGGTTTCGGTGGAGATACAGTTGATTCAGTATCTGGCTTTTATAAGGATGGTAATGAGTTTCCCCCACAACAATTATTTGACCAACAAACGTCGAGTCTTAATTTTGCTCATACGAACGATGCGAAAACAAATTACTTTAAAATAGATTTGGGAAAAGAGTACTCGGTGATAGATAAAGTTTTGGTATACAATAGAACCGATTGTTGTCATGATAGATGGGCGGGATCGTTTGTTAAGTTATTGGATACTGATGGTAATGAAATTAAGAGATCTGAAAAATTACCATCTAATAGGGGTGAAGCGGGAAATTATAAGGAAGATGGAATTAGAGTTAAAACATTCTTCGCACCTTCAGTAACTACTAGTACAATTGCCCATGGAATGTATGTTAGTGAAAAGCATGCGAATGATACCGCCGCTGACTATTTGAAAAGTGGAAGTGATAAACGAGCGGAAATTGAAGCCGATATTGCAAAAAAGCTCACTTCGTCTGGCGCGGGATCTTTCACGGCTTCAGATATATCAGTTGTCAAAATAGAAGTTAATCGAACAGGAAGACGTGTATGGTCACTTAATGTTACAGTCGAAATTACGAACAGAAAGGAAGCTCCACCTCCACCTCCACCACCTCCACCACCAGCTCCAGCTCCAGCTCCAGCTCCAGCTCCAGCTCCAGCTCCAGCTCCAGCTCCAGCTCCAGCTCCAGCTCCAACCCCTCAGTTAGAAAGTGGTAAAATAATAAAAGTAGTTGAAAAAGAAATCCTTATTTACAATTCTAAACCTGAGACTAAATCACGAAGTTATGCCAGATCTTTTAGTAGTAATGAAAGTCTTAAACGATCTGTTATAGATACTTATATCAGACAACAAAAGGAATCTGATAAAAATTTTATAAATGCAGAATATGTCGAGCCTTTTCGTTTTCGCTTCGTAGCAAATCGAGCTATGGGTCGGGGAGACGCTGGATTCTCTACATATTGGAAAGTATATGTAAAAGTAAATGTATCAGAAATAGGTGATTCCCCGGAAGAAATACAGAGAAAGAAGGACGAGGCAGCAGAAGCTAAGAAAAAATTAGAAGAGGAACGGAAAGCAGAACAACTGCGGAAACAAATGGAGGAAATAGCAAAAGATGTCCTCGAGAAAGAAAATAAATTATATAACGAATTCCCAACAATGAAAAAATCAATAATAAAAGAAATTGTAGCGAAGAGTTGGACCTTGAATTCGGCTAGAACTGAGGTTCAAAAATTATTAAACGAAGAAGAGGCAGCGGCGCGAGCAGCGGCAGCAGCACAGAAAATAATAGACGACGCATTAAAAGCAGCGGCAGCAGCGGCAGCGGCAGAGGCAGCGGCAGAAGCTAAGAAAAAATTAGAAGAGGAACAAAAAGCAGCTGCAATAGTAGCGGAAGCAGAAGCTAAGAAAAAAATAGAAGAAGCGAAGAATGAACAAGAAAGACTAAAAGCTATAAAGGATGCAGAAGAAGCTAAGAAAAAATTAGAAGCAGAACAGAAAGCAGAGGCAGCGGCAGCGGCAGCGGCAGCGGCAGTGGCGGCAGCAGAAGCTAAGAAAAAATTAGAAGAGGAACAAAAAGCGGCTGCAATAGCAGCGGCTAAGAAAAAGATTGAAGATGCAAAACTCGAATATGGTTCTGAAACATGGAACGCAGTTATATTAGGTAAACATGTGAATACGAAAAGTGTTCTCAATTACGAACAATTACAAACTATTAAAATATCCCCAACTACAACATTTTATGACATTATGAAAAATAATATCGTATGGTTTAATTTAGAATCGGTAAAGTATCTTATATGGAGTATATCAAATGATGACACGTATATGGATATTAAGTTTATGAGAAATAAATTATCTGTTAACGAACCGATGCAAATGTATGTGCGACAAGGTAACAAAATGGTTAAAACTGATATGCCTAGTGCAAAAACTACGAGAATAGTAGATGTTTGTTGGGACAATGTGAGAGACGAAATGAAATGTGAAAACAAAACCGTTTATATCAAAATGGATTATAATGAATCTGAACTTAACGAGTCAATTGGTAAAGAGTTAATGACCCCCGTTATAGGAATTCCTATATATACCTTTACTACATTTCCAGATGGAAAATGGTTCAAAATGAAGTATAATCAAGCTAATAAAACGCATTCTTTTAAGAAAATATTACAAACACCGAGTCTAATGCGTGGAACTCAAAGTGTAGAACGCGATATGTTATATAAACGTAAATTCTATGACGATGGTATATATCGATTTAAAGGATCTCGTGTGTGCACAGAATGTGCATTACCAGACGTGAAAGAAGATACTTACGATTTAAGTGAATTTATTATAAAAATCATAAAAGATAAATACGTAATGTATACAAAAGACGATAAATTAATTTCTGGTATGCGTTCGGGTGCGTCTCCGCCAAACGGAAATGCATGGCCAAGTGATCTTATTTTAAATCCAGTAGTAATACCAAAAGATAAAGTTAATAAAACTGATTATGAAAATGCTAAATTTGGTTTAATTGGCGCAATGCCATTTTTACACAGTTTTTCAAATAACGGTGATATTGTACCAAACGAGAAATATTATTCACCAAATAAAAAGTATTATGCTATTTTTATACCTAACGATGGATTATATACTAAAGATGCTGAATCCGATAAATATAAAGTGCGTATACGTACACCGGATTCCACTTCTATTAAATTGTATTCTTCAACAAGGGTGAATGGTGGTTATCATTACCATTCTTTGATATTCTACAAAGATAAAGAAGCTGTGAAGGCCAGACCGGATCTATTCGCCGGCTTCCCCTTTACCCAACGTGTTGATACCGAAAAAACGATCCTCATCCAAAAGTCGTTTTTTCTCAGAAGAAGTTTTGCACTCGTGGTAACGGATGTAGGTGAACTTTTATGTTTGGATTTATATGAAGGTAAAATAATAAACAATTTTGACGAATTCAACTCTCGCATTCGCCCAATCGTACGTGTAAATGAACCAACAATAGACCCATATCAAGAACAATATTCCGGTTATAAGGGAAGACACGCTTTTAACCCACAAATACAAAAACAACTACCCAAACCAATACCATGTTCTATATTTTTACCAAAAAATAATGAAGATAAATACCTGGCTTTCCAATACGGTAGACGTGGCAAGGTTGCGGACAAAAGAAGTGAATCTACACCTTTATACATAAAACCAACAGAAAATTGGGAAAAATATCCAAATACTTATGATGTACAACGTGTAGTTGGCTCCACGTTTTCTTCAGACACTACAACAAAGAAAAAACGAGTTTTGGGAATTTATTCCGGTAGTGGTACCGCTGCACGTGAATTGTCAATGCAGAATTGTAATGGTAGAGATTGTCGTCCTCTAACCGAATCTCAAATAAAACAAAGCATACCAAAATACGAATGTTTAGATATGCCTACTATTCCTCGGGAGAATTGGGACGTTACGTATATGGATGGAAATAACTAAGTATACGCAGGACGTTATGGGTAATTAATAAAATATTAGTTTATATAAGATGAAAGTATTGAATATTGTCATTATACTATCAATAATTTTATTGTTATATAAAATTATTAATGTAGAAAAATATGAATCTGTTAAAGAACCATTTTTTACGCTTTGGGTATCTGCAGCAAAGACGTATGAATATGATACTATATATGTAGAAATATCGGATTATGAAAAGGGTTTGATACACGAAATAGAATACAAGTCTCCAGAACTTTATCTTACTAATGTGCCAAAAAATGAATATATATTACCAGTCGATTATTCGGATGATTTTAAAGATTATTTAGGTAAAAAGGTAGTTATAAAATTTTATAGAAATAGTAAAAATCAAAGTGATTTGTTTCATATTACACATACTATGCTTCCATACTCTAAGGAGGATGAATCGTCATTTGATACATCTAAATTAGAAAATGATGAGGAGTTAATATTTGAAGAAGATACATATAAAGAGGAAGATCAGGTACATGATTGTATAGGAGAGTGGAAAGAAAGTGCACGAGATGGGGGTGACACTTTTACGGAAAAACGTCTTGGAGTGTCCTATTTAAAATCCGAAACAAATGCGGATAAATGGCAAGCGTTGTTAAAGCGTCCACTATATAATAACGGCGCTTTAATTAAAGCCGAAGGCATGCCCACGTTGGCGAAAGGCTCGAGCGAACCAACTACGAGAATACAGCCAGAATATCAAATTGGGGGGCAGAAGTGGACTTATCAACATATTAAACCAGCGAAAAATGGTGGTAAAGAATGTCCTTATCAAAACAATAAAACCATTAAAACGCTTTATTCGGGTAGCATGAAGAGGAACTATAGCGGCGCTTCCGACGAGAACGACGCTCCGTGGGGAATGTATTTGGCACCTGAGGCATGGGCACCCTTTTTAAATCCTAATATAAACGGAAAGATAATAGATGACCCTGAATATATAGTTACTGCAAAAAGCCCAACATATAATGCAGATATGAATGATGTGGCTAAGAAGAAGAAGGAAGAGGAGGACTACAAGAAAACGCCGGAATATCGAGCGGAAGTGGCAGCGGCAGAGGCAGCGGCAGCGGCAGAGGCAGCGGCAGCACAGAAAATAATAGACGACGCACGCGCGGCCGAGCATGCTAGGCGAAGAGCTCAATACTTTGCGGATTTGGAAGAAGAAGCTAAGAAAAAATTAGAAGAAGAACAGAAAGCAGCGGCAGAAGCAGCGGCAGAAGCAGCGGCAGCTTTTCGCGAGAAACATCGAGATCTAACAAAGGCGGGTACGAAAGAAACAGTTTGTGAATCAAAAGGACGAGGAGAATTCGAAAAAGTTTTAAAAGAAAACTCAAGGTACTATCGAGATTATATGAATCGAGACGTTCCATTCAATTCAAATAAATTCGGTGAGAGAATGGGGGAAGTAATGAGCCACGAGATTCAATGGATTGAAAACGCATGTTCAAACAAATCTGTGGACGACTGTCTTACACTGAAAAATACAAATTATAGTGTATACGGCACAGAATATAGTAGATTTTTTGGACAGAGAATGTATGAAAGGCCGAGCCCGCCCGGCGGTAAACATGATTTTGGGGTATGTAACTTGGTTGAATATGAATTTGGTGCGGACGGTGAACGTTTCAAAGTTTAATAAAAAGATGTTATGATATCAGGCTAATAGTAAGGTTGACGGTGTTACTAAGTGAAAAACTTAAAAGGGTATTCATTTTTTATGTGTGTTTATGATAAGATGATACTCGCTATACTTCTACTTATCATAAACGTGTTATTATTCATAAACACGAGGGAACCACAGGAATTAACAGATGTTCGTGAAAAATACAGGACACTCAGGGAACACCTTAAGGATACTAATAATCAGGAATTCAAAATGTTACACAAGGAAATTCCAATTACTGCACACAGGCGTATGAATGGGTCGATCGGATACAATGTGAATAAAGGTAATGATATAGGTTTGTGTATAGATGGTGAACCCAATGAAATATTCCACGTTTTAATACACGAACTCGCACACTGTACGGTTGACGAGTATTCACACAGTAAAGACTTCTGGAAAAAATTTGATGAACTTAGAACAATATGCGTTTCTTTAGGGATATACAGAGAAATACCACAAAGAACCAAATTTTGTGGTAAACACATCCAGGATAAATAATGTTTAGTATTAATAAATGCAATCGTTCGGCGATTTAATGAAAGCGTATTTGTTACTGAATACTTTACTCGCATCTTCGAGTGCGCCCCTACTTTTAAACAATAAATGGTTAAACATGTTTATAATCATGGTC